AGGGTCCGCTGGGTCACCTTCGGCCGGTACCACGTCGCCGACGGCAGATCACGGGGGCCGAGGAAGTTCACCAGCGGCCGGCTCGCGTCGATGAAGTTGACAACGTCACCGATGATCGGGTCCGGGACGACCCCGAGGTTGTCGGTCGTCTTCTGGTGGGCGGCGGCGCGGGTGTACAGCTCCAACCGTTCCATCGCCTCCCGAGAACCGTTCGACCCGGCGATGTAGTCGACGAGATAGGCACCGGTCGAGCGGTACTCGACGGGGCCGGTGTCGACCTCGCGGCGGAGCCGCTGGATCTCCTTGTTGTACTCGTGCGCCTTCGAGCGGGCCTCGATCATCGACGAACGGTTCTCGTTCAGCACACCAAGCTGGGCGTGGATGGCATCCATCCGCTGCTTGCCGGACTTGATGAGTTCGGTTTCGTTGTCGGACAGGTCGCGGTTCTGGTCCTGGGCGCCGCCGATGAGGCCCTGGTTGAAGGCGTTGCGCTCTTCGAGTTCGCCCTCGAGGCGGGCGATCATGGCGTCGGTCTGGTCGACACGGTCGGGCATGTCTTCCCTTTCTAGGAAGCGGTGAGAGGGGGACGACGCCCAACCAGCGTCGCGCTGCCGCCCAGCCGGCGGCAGAAGAACGGAACCCGGGGACTAGTCGGTCATGCCGAGGAGGCGGAGGACTTCATCCAGGTTCGGTGTGGGTGCGGGCGGAGGCTGCTCCTCCACCTCGAGGCCCTGTTCCTGCCGAACAGCGAGCACCCCGGCCCCTCGGTACGCGGGATTCGGGACCAGCGACACATGATCGAGAAACGCCCGTTTGATCCTGCGTGTGCCCTTCCGGAGGATCTGGTCGGAGCGGCGGAACAGCATCCCCACTGACGGTTTCAACACCCCATCGGCGGCGAGGCGGAGCGTCTCACTGCCGAGCGGGGTGTCGGACACGTAGATGGTGGCGCGGAGCCCAGCCGGGTCGTCGGTGGCGTACGACACGACCTTCCCGAAGGTGCGTTCGTAGTTGTGGTCGCGGTTCGCGGACACGTGTTCGGCGCGGGTTTCGATGCCGTCGAACGCCCCCGGCGCGACCGTCTCGAGCAGCATCTGCCCGGCGTAGGGGACGGCGGCCTCTTCGTTGTACGGGACCGCGAGAATCTCGATCACCCGTTCCTCGAAGTCGACGTTGGTGAGTGTCGCCGAGCGGATCTCCACCGGCTCGTTACGTGTCATGCGCGGCCTCCACCGGTCAACGCCTCCGCCGCGACCACGTCATCGGTGGCGGCTGGCTCGTCCGGGGTGTCGGCGTCGGTCAGCCGCTCCATCACCCGGATCTCCTGGCTGTTCAACGCGCCGAGGGCGGCGAGCTTCTCATACGCCGTGGCGCGTTCGAGCAGCGCCGGCCGGCTGTACTCGTCGCGGTTCAGCTCGACCGACTGGCCGCGAGGGAGCGCCCACCCGGACAGCGCGGCCATCACCCGCGTCGCTGCGGTCTTGAGGTAGCGGCGGTCGTGGAAGTCGAACACCTGGGCGACGTTGCTGTAGGTCATCGAATCGTTCGTCGGAAGACCCAAGAGGAACGGCGGAACGCCGAGAAGGACAGAGATTCGGGCCTCGTTGTACCCGGTTTGCTCGGAAAAGCTCATTTCCTGGGGGGTGAGCTGCACCGGCTTGGTCGTCACCCCACCCGACAGGACAGCGGGCCGCCACGCCTCCCCCATGTTCTGCATCCGCGACTGCCACCACTGCTCCAGCAGTTCCTTCGCCTGGTCGCCGGTCAGGAGCTGCTCAGTCTCGAGCACGTACTTCGGGATGGCGCCGTCGGTGATCTCGGCCGCGTACCGGGCCAGGACCGACAGTTGCACCAGCCGCGCGCGGCCTGCCTCCAACGGCCCGACCCCGCGGGCGGTGTCGGTCGTGCTCTTGTACCGGATGTGGAGGATCTCATCGGTGACGTCAAGGCTGCCGATCTTGTACAGGCGCCGGCCGCCGCCCATCTCGGCGGTCACGAACGGCGGCGGGACCGCCCGGAGCGTGGATGGCCACCCATCGGCGCCGCGAGCCATCGGGAGGACGAACGCCTCACCGACCGCCTGGAAGTCCCAGAACAGTTGTTTCGCGAACTCGGACCAGTCGGTATAGATGTCCGGGTCGGGGTTGCTCATCCACGACGTCGGGGGGAGCACCTGACCGCTGCGGGTTCGGTAGACCGGCATCGCGGACAGGACCGACGCGTTGAGGTCCAATGCGGCCCAGGCGACGTCGGTCAACTGTTCGAGGTTGGCGGTGCCGCTGGCACCCCACAGGGGGGTGGCCCACTGCGCCGGCCACCCATCCCAAGGGGAGGTGACCACCGCCGCCATCCGGTTCTGGACCGGCCCCGGCGCATCCTCCAACGTGACCCCGTCGGGGTCGCCGGGCCGGTACGTCGGCCCCACCGAATCGGGGGTTGAGGTCGTCGAGTTCGGGGTGGCGCCCGCCCCGGTGAACCACTCCCAGAACTTCAATTCCACCCCCTCCCCTCTAGTAGATCGCCGGGAGGGCGACCCGCTCCTGCCCCTTCACCGCCAGCCCATAGGCGGCCAGGGTCACCGCCACCAGCGGCGAGATATCCACCTGGACACCCTTCCTGGCCCACAACCAGCGGTCGCCCACATCCCGCCGCAACGCCCCCGCCAACGCCACGTTCAACTCCGGCTGGTTCAGATGCCGGATGCTCGGCGGATCCGTCACCAGCGGGTTCGCCCCCGCCGCGTCGTAGAACGCCCCGCACGCTCCCGCGATCTCCGGAACCCCCGGTTTGACGAGGTCCAGACCAGCCGCCTCCGCCTCCGGGATGAGGCTGCCGCCGGGGGCTGACGGGGCCATGACCACCGCGCACGGCCGGTACCGTTCGGCCAGTTCGACCAGGCGGGGAACGACCCACGCGGTACCCGGCCGATGTTCCGCCACCTCCACCTGGGTCAGACCGTCCGGCCGCCGGGCCGCGACCCCGATCGCCGCATGGGTCCGTTCGTAGTTCACATCCGCGCAGAACGCCACTTGTTCACGAGCCGGCGGCGCCGCCGGGTCGGCAATCGCTTGCCAGGCTGCCTGGCTGATCACCTGCCACTCGTCCGGCGCCTCCGACGCCCACACGTTCAGATACGCCCGGCGGAACTCGTCCAGCTTCATCGTCTGGAAGTCCGCGGCGATGGCATCGGGCCGGACCGTCCGGCCGAGGGCGGGCATGCAATCCCACCACGTCGCCGGGTCGGCCGGGTCCGCGTCCGGCTGGGCGCTCCATTCGAAGTACGCGACCCCAGAGGTGATGCCGGCGGTAGCGGCCAGCCGGCCGGACTCGACCTTCTCCCGCAGATACGTGCTCTTGATCGTCCCGGCCGTCGACACGATCCACAGTTGCGGCTGGGGGCGGGTCACCATCGTGGGCTTCAACGCCTGCTCGAGGCGGTCGTCCTCATGGCCGAACGCCTCATCCATCACGCCAAGGTCGAGCGTCTCCCCGTGACCCGCCTTCTCCGTGCTCGAGGTCACCCCATGCATCGACCCGTTCCGCCAGCGGATCGCCTCGGCCCCATTGGAGCGGCGCACCCGGAACATTCCCCGCAGCGGCGACTGCTGGAGCACCGCGACATGCTCGTCTTCCCACTTCTTCCGAGCATCGTTCCTGGTCTGGGCGGTGTAGAGAACCCGCTGCCGGGACCCGAACCCGAGCGCCCGATGCACCATCACCGCCAGCAACAGCGTCGTCTTCCCCGACTGCCGCGGGACGGTCAGGATCACCTCACGGTAGGCCAGCAGCCCCGACTCAGGGTCAACCTCCAGGGCGACGTCGGCGACGAGGGCTTGCCACGGCATCAGCGGCGTCCCCAGCAGCCGCGCCACCTCCGCCACCCGCCCGCCCATGCTCGACCGCTCGAAGCTCCGGGCCGTGCTCCATCGGGGCCGACAATCGGGCAAGAAGCTCGGCATCGGCGCCGCGACCATCCCCCACCTCCCGCAACACCAGCAGCGTCGCCCGATACTCCCGACCTACCGCCGCCGTCGCCAACCCCGCCCCCTCATCCAACGTCCGCGCCAAACGATACGCAAGCTCCGCCAGCGGACGCTGCACATCGGCCAGGTCGCCCAGTTCGTTCACGAACCGGCGAGACTCCCGCTCCAGCGGGCCGTGCTTCGGATCGGCCATCGGTTGCCTCCCGGGTCGATCCCCCGATGCGACAGGGAGAGAAAAGCGAAGGC